TCGCTACCCACAGGGCACGAGTCGTTCTTCTGGTCGGACGACCATCACTTCTTCGTCTCGATGGAGCCTCTGCTCGCGGATCCGGGAAAATTCCCAGGCAAGGCTTCAAGGATTCCTGAGTGGATGATAGTCGGAGCCGAATCCGGAAATCGCGCCGGCAAGGTTGTGCCGCAGAAGGAATGGATCGACCACCTGACCAAGAACCTGCGCGCTCCGGTCATGATGAAGGATAGTTTGATTCCGATTGTGGGAGAGGAGAACATGAGGCGCGAATGGCCGGAGGGACTGCGATGACCAACGCGGACAGGATCCGGCAGATGAATGACGAGGAGCTGCTGGCGGAGATATACAGGCTCCAGGGAATCGCGACCGCCTGCGTCGCGTGCTGGGAGAAGAAGGGACGGATGATGCTGGAGCATTATCTGAAGAGTGAGGCGAACAATGGCTGATTATCTGATTAAGAACATCGAGATCCCCAAAGGTCCAAGCTCATATCTTTCCATCGGGTATGACAGACAGGGCAAGATGCTGGTCACAGAAAGTGTATGGGATGGTTGGGATTGGGCAATCGTAGATCATGAGAAGACGGTGGTTACCAAGCTTCCCGCGCATCATGGCCTCAAGGACTTCGGCGACATTCTTCGCATCTTCGACAAGGTCATCCATGATGTGGATGACGATACGAATGCCCTGCTCTGCGACCTGATCGCGCAGATCCAGGCAGCACCGACCATAGTGGAGGCAACGTGTGAAGGCAAAGGAATACCTGCAACAAGCTGAGAAGATCGACCGGATCATCAAATCCAAGCTGGCGCAGATAGAGAGGCTCGAGTCACTGGCGACGTCTGCGACCCAGGTGATCGACCCGTCCGGTGGCCATACGACCGCGGATCCGTCGAAGGGCTCCAAGCTGGAGAACATGGTCGTGAGCATCGTGGATCTGAAAGATCAGGCCCAGAAGCAGGCGGCGAAGCTGCTGGAGGTCCGGAAGGAGATCATGGCCACAATCAGCAAAGTTGGGAGCCTTAGCATCCAGTACGTCCTGGAGGAACGGTATCTGCTGTTCAAGAGTTGGGATGTGATCGCCGAGGAGACAGGGTTCTCCAAGAGCTACCTATTTCACATGCACAGCACTGGTTTACAGCTGGTGGAGAGCATCATCAATCGATGAGGCTCTCTCTTTTTTTTGACAAAAGTGTAGTAAAAAGTAGTTAATGATAGCAGAAAGTAGCAAAAAGTAGTTAATAGCAAATTTGAACAACTTGCGAACACATGAAGCCTATGGCATGCTTCAGGCTGTACTAATGCAATGAACTTTCAATTGCTCTCTCACCACGAAACGAAGACCGCTGCCATGGCGGTCTTCAACTTTATCTGGAGGACCATGCCGTATTCGCCGAAGAAGCCGTGTAAGTACCCGGGGTGCAACCGGCTGACCGACGGCACGTACTGCGTGGAGCATGCGAGGATCATCAATGCCAGGTATAACAAGGAGCGCAGGGACCCAGCGATAAACAACCGGTACCTGAACGATGAGTGGCGTGCGGCCCGGGAGCAATACATCGTAGCCCATCCGTTCTGCGAGATGTGCCGCAAGGCCGGCCGGCTCGTCCGGGCGGAAGAGGTGCATCACATCAAGCCGCTGGCCGAGGGAGGCTCGCATGCCTTCAGCAACCTGATCAGCTTGTGCCATCGGTGCCACGCCAGGGTTCATGCCCAGCGCGGCGACTACATGGGCAAGAACAAGGTCTACGACTACGAGGGCAAGGCGCGGTCGTGATTATAGGTCGGGCGGAAAGAAACGTGCTGACGGCCCGCCTCGCACGGCTGACGGCGCGGGAGGGGTTACCCCAGGGGGGAGTCAAATTCCTACAGGGGTCTCACGCTATAGCCCGCCCCAACCCTTGCGCACAAAATTTGGATTTCAAACAAGGGGATAGCCCCGATATCAAGAGGATGGAAAAATGGCAAAGGATGGAACGGCCCGTGGTGGGGCCAGAGCTGGGTCCGGCAAGAGGCGCAAGGCCCTCGCCGACAAGATCCTGGACGGCCAGAAGGCCGCCAGCCTGCCTCTGCCGGAGTTCGAGACCGAAGACAATCTCCAGGGCGAGAATATGCCGTCGGTCAGTGCTTACATGGAGGCAGAACAACACAACGGAATACCGCTCAAGGCAAAAGAAGTTTTCAGGATCACCTGGGAGTTCCTCTGCAGGTGCGGTTGCGAGAACAAGGTCGGCAGGAATGTTATCGAGCATTATGCGATGAATTATGCAAGATGGATCCAGTGCGAGGAGGCCATCAGCATGTTCGGTCTGTTGGCCAAGCACCCGACGACCGGTGGGGCCATGACTTCGCCGTATGTCCAGATGTCTCGCGAGTATTCGAAACAGGCCAACGTGACCTGGTTTCATATCTCGCAGATCATCCGGGAGAATTCGGAGGTTTATGTCGACACTGACCGTCAGCAGGCAAGCACGATGGAGCTCCTGCTGACCCACAACCCGAGGGCGAAGCAGGCATGAAGACTGAATATGTTATGAAAAGCGTAAGCAGCCTCATCCCCTACGAGAACAACCCGAGGGACAACGATGCGGCTGTGGCGGATGTCGCCGAAAGCATCCGGCAGTGCACGTATATCGCTCCGATTATCGTGGATGAGAACAATGTCATCCTCGCCGGGCATACGAGGCTCAGGGCCCTGCAGTCCCTGAACGTCACAGAATGTGAGGTTCTTGTGGTCAGGGGCCTCTCGGAGGAGAAGAAGCGGAAGTTCCGGTTGTATGACAACAAGGCTTCCGAGTTCGCCGAATGGGATGAGAGGAAGCTCATGGCGGAGCTCTCCGATGTCGACTTCCAGGGGTATGACTTCGGCCAGCCGGAGAACAAGGAGAAGCTGCGGTCCAATGCAAAGAAGTCCGAGAAAAGCACCAGGGTGTGCCCGTGCTGCGGGGAGGTGTTCGAGATATGAGAGATCTGAGAACCGTCGGTATTGATTCAATCAAACCGTACGAGAACAACCCGAGGAAGAACGACAAGGCCGTGGATGCCGTGGCGGAGAGCCTGAGACAGTGTAGCTACATCAATCCCATCATCGTTGACGAGGACCTGGTAATCCTTGCCGGAGACACAAGGCTCAAGGCCCTGAAGAAGCTCGGCAAGCAGAAGGCACAGGTTCTGGTCTGTGAAGGTCTGACCGAGGAACAGAAGAAGAAGTACCGGTATCTGGACAACAAGACCGGAGAGAAGGCCACCTGGGATCTCATGAAGCTCGAGCACGAGCTGGAAGGACTGGATCTCGGAGGCTTTGATTTCTTCGGCATGGCCACGGATCTGACTGAGAAAGAAGAAATCAAGACCGAGGTCGATTACCTCGGCTCCACAGAAATAGATCCTGAGGATTTTTCAAATGAGGAGTTCAAATACGTGTGTCCGAAGTGCGGATTCCGGTTCAACTGAGTTTCCGTGGAAATGGGCGCTGAATGATCTGGAGCAGAACAAGAAGAACGGCCTGACCGTGTTTTCTTGTTTTAGCTGTGGGGGGGGGGGGGGTCATCGATGGGATACAAAATTGCCGGCTATGAGGTAGTCGGCAACTGTGAGATCGACCCTTCCATCATGAAGGTATACAAGACTAACTTCCATCCGAAGTATAGCTACCTGATGGACATCAGGGACTTCGCGAAAATCGAGGATGAGGACATTCCGGAAGAGCTGAGGAACCTGGATATCCTGGACGGATCCCCGCCCTGCTCCGTCTTTTCAATGGCAGGGTCAAGGCAAGATGGATGGGGCGTCGAGAAGAAGTTCCGCGAGGGACAGGCAGAGCAGAGGCTCGATGACCTGTTCTTTCATTTCCTGGATGTAGCCAAGCGGCTACAGCCGAAGGTCGTGATTGCCGAGAATGTGAAGGGGCTGGTTATCGGATCCGCGAAGGGATGGGTCAATCAGATATTCAAGGCCTTCGATGATGCCGGCTATGTGCCGCAGCTGTTCCTTCTCAATTCCGCGGCAATGGGCGTCCCACAGAAGCGGGAGCGCGTGTTCTTCATAGCACGCAGGAAAGACCTGGATCTTCCGAAGCTGGTGCTGGATTTCAGGTCGAAGCCGATTCCGTTCAAGGATGTCAGAGAGGAGCACGGAAGATACCTGGGAGACAATGTCATCTCCCAGATGCTTATGAAGTACCGGAAGCCAACCGACAGGGATCTCTCGGATATCAACAAGAGAGCCAGGAAGAAGACGGGGATGTTTACTTCCCCTATCTGCCATGACGACGAGCCTGTGCCGACCATCACTTCCGGTGGTTATATGTTCCGGATGTGTGATGGCCTCCATCTGACGGATAGAGACATCGCCAACTGCCAGACCTTCCCGCAGGACTACGACTACCTCGACCAGGATGTGAAGTATGTGTGCGGCATGAGTGTGCCACCTGTCATGATGGCAAGGATTGCTGAACAGGTTCATAACCAATGGCTAAACGACTGAAATACGAGCCGACCCGGTTCATGGCCAAGACGAGCCGATACGATAAGGACTGCGCGGACTACGCGGTCCGGTTCGTGGAGTCTTTGTGTCACACAAAAGGAACCTGGGCGGGAAAACCTTTCCTGCTACTGCCGTGGCAGGAGCAGATAATCCGGGACCTTTTCGGGGTGGTGAAGCCGAACGGGTACCGGCAATTCAACACGGCGTACATTGAAATACCGAAGAAGAACGGCAAATCAGAGCTGGCGGCGGCTGTCGCACTGCTTCTGACCTGCGGGGATTTTGAGGAACGGGCCGAGGTGTATGGATGCGCGGCCGACCGACAGCAGGCTTCGATCGTCTTCGAGGTGGCCGCCGATATGGTCCGGATGTGTCCGGCGCTTAACCGGAGGGTTAAGATCAACGCCTCATCCAGGCGGCTGATCTACCTTCCGACGAACTCGGTCTACCAGGTTCTCTCGGCGGACTCGTACTCGAAGCACGGTTTCAACACCCACGGGGTCATCTTCGACGAGCTGCATACGCAGCCCAACAGGAAGCTTTTCGATGTCATGACCAAGGGCTCCGGAGACGCCAGGATGCAGCCGATGTATTTTTTGATTACGACCGCCGGCACGGATACAAAGAGCATCTGCTACGAGACACACCAGAAGGCCCTGGATATCATGGCTGGCAAAAAGAAGGACAGGACCTTCTACCCGGTGATCTACGGCGCCACCGAGGAAGACGACTGGGGAGACCCGAAGGTATGGAAGAAGGCGAACCCATCGCTGGGGTTCACAATAGGAATCGACAAGGTGAAGGATGCGTATAACTCGGCCAAACAGAACCCGGCGGAGGAGAATGCCTTCCGTCAGCTGAGGCTGAACCAATGGGTCAAGCAGGCGGTCAGGTGGATGCCGATGGACAAGTGGAACCTCTGTGCCACTCCAGCCGATCTGGAAGCCCTGGCGGGGCGTGTATGTTACGGCGGCCTGGACCTCTCCAGCACGACCGATATCTCGGCCTTCGTTCTGGTCTTTCCTCCGCTGGATGACAACGACAAGTACTGGGTGTTGCCCTGGTTCTGGATCCCGGAGGACAACATGGATCTGCGCATCCTGCGCGACCATGTGCCATACGACGTGTGGCAGCGCCAGGGATTCCTGGAGGCCACCGAAGGCAACGTGATCTACTACGGGTTCATCGAGCAGGCGATCCAGCGCCTGGGAGAACGCTACAACATCCGGGAGATCGCGTTCGACCGATGGGGCGCCACGCAGATGGTGCAGCACCTGGAGGAGATGGGATTCACGGTTGTGCCGTTCGGCCAGGGCTTCAGGGATATGAGCCCACCGACCAAGGAGCTGATGAGGTTGGTCCTTGCCGGGCAGATCGCCCATGGCGGCCACCCGGTGCTCAGCTGGATGATGGACAACGTCTACGTCCGGCAGGATCCGGCCGGAAACATAAAGATGGACAAGGAGAGATCCACCGAGAAGATCGACGGCGCCGTGGCGATGGTCATGGCACTGGACCGTGCCATACGCAATGGCAACGACACGTCCGAGTCGGTCTACGACAACCGGGGGATCCTTGCGATATAGGAGCAGATTATGGGATTTCTTTTCAATAGACGGCAGGCCCCGAAGAACCAGACGCTGACGCCAAGGTACGGATGGGTCTTCGGACGGTCATCCTCCGGCAAGACGGTGAACGAAAAGACGGCCCTCAGTGTCAGCGCGGTCTACGCCTGCGTGAGGGTCTTGTCCGAATCGCTGGCCAGTCTGCCGCTGGATCTTTTCAAATACCTGCCGAACAAGGGAAGCGAGAAGGACCGCGAGCATCCGCTCTACCG